AGTTACTTTACGCCCACCGCCTGTGCGATCCGCAGGGGCAGAAATACTAATACTTGTTTTGTTACCAAGCGTTTGCGAAGATGTTGCCTCTGCAAATGTTGTGCTTTCTGCGCTAGTAATATCTACACGATTTGCTTCCGTATCCAAAACCGTGAGCCCGTTGTCCAGTACCCTATCATTTATTGATGCCATTTAATAACTCCTTATTTTAATCCTACGACCAGAGCCGCCTGTTTTAGATCGTTCACTTTCACTATTAATATCACTAACTGCCTTTTGATACAACGCTGCCCATGTTTGTATTCTACTATCTTCCTGTAAATATGGCGCAGAATGCAGTAAAGCACCATATAAATAAGCGTCTGGGTAATTAGTGAGCAACCAATTTGTCGTGTTGCCACCATTAAGTGCATCTATTTTTTCGTAATATAGCAACTCCAAAGTATAAGTTGCATCTGGTTTTGGGAAAACTTCAATTGCGCTGTCTAATATAGAATACGTTGTTGGCTTTCCTGTGGTGTCATTATTATCTTCACGAAGTTTAGATATTTCTAATGCGCTTGCTTGCTCTAACGTAGAAACATCAGAACCAGTAATTACAAATCTAATAGGCTGTAGAAAATCTGTAGGTAAAGAAGTATATTGCGTATCTAACTGCGCTGTTGCACGTTTTTCCATTCTATAATGGCGAACTTCTCTATTCATTTGCGCTTCTGATAATGAAATAAAATCAGGAATAGTTGCTGTCAAATCATCACGATTTAGAAAATCTGCTATAGAGGTTTGCAAATCCGCATAAGTTGTTAAAGCCATCTAATTCACCATTTAACTTTGTTTGCCCAATAAGCCGCAGACATTTTACCTTTAGCAATATTGTTTGCGTGTCTTGCCTTAAATGACTTTGCTCTTTTAGTCATGGTTTTATCACCAGTTTTTCCTTGTTGCCCAAATCGAATAGTTTTAATTTTACTACCTTCTTTTGCAACAACTATGTGAGATTTTTTAGGGTGGCTAGGGGTACGTTTTGGCTTGTTGTATCCGCTAACTCCTGCACGTTTTAGTCTAGGGTCTTTCGGCACTATTTTTTCTTGCCGCCTTTTTTCTTACCTTTACCGTACATTATTTCTTCCTTTTCTTCTTTTTCATAGCTCGTAAATTGTCAACCATATTAGGGTAGGGTCGGCCTGCCGCTTTTGCGGTGCGTTTGGCTTTGGCTTCTTCAGCTTTGGTCATTTTTCGCCGTTTACTTTTAGGTTTAGGGTTTTTACTTTTCCAAACTGGTTTTTTAGCCATAGCCACCCTCCTATAAAAATCTCTATAACATATAAAATTAAATTACGCTATACCCTTTAGATTACGTTTTATAGGTTCGCCCCAATCTATGGTTGGCCTATATCCAACCGCCAAATATCTAAAACTATCTGCTCCGTGAGAAGTCCAATCATGTAAAGGTCTGCCGCGCCAAGATTTGAGTTTTTCGTCAAACTCTCTGCGATATTGTAATAAAGCTTCTATGCCTCTTTCACATTTTTCTTCATCAAACCAACATTTATTAAGCATAGACCGTGATGCTTGTATTCCATCATCTACGCTCAATCTTGGAGCAATTTCAATATTACGAATACCCAAATTATCTAAAGTTTCTAAACGACTTTTGCCAGTACCTAACTCTTTAACTCTTACATCGTGAGGTAAAATGTGGGTTTCGTAATTATAGACTTTTTCATTCAAAACTTTTGCGTAATGGTCTAAACCCACACCAGAATTTTCGTAATAATCAATTAAATGTATTTCTTGACCTACAAACTGCGCAAACCAAATAGCAGTGCTGTCGCCTATTCCTAAGTCAAAACTTGTAATGACTGACGCCGCAGGATCATATGGAACAGATGTTATTCTATCTTCTGTTTTTGCTGTTTTCATTTCTTGGGCGTAATAAGCACCTTGTATAGCCGCCTCGAAACTACACATAAACTCTTGGGCATATCTATCTTCGCCCATTGTTTTGCGTGCTTCCTCTAATTCTTCTTTTTCTAAAATTTCAGTTTCATCTGCTTTGTACATAGCGCAAAACCAGTTATCATTGTTTATTGCATTGTTATAAATTTCCCAAAATTCATTTTTACCTTTAGGCGTTCCTATAAATGTAGCTTTACCCTGCCTATCTGCCAAAGATGGCCTTATTACAGTTGGCCAAGCGTTTGCAGGAAAGTCCGCAGGCTCGTCTAGTACAACGCTATCAAAATATAAACCACGCATTGCGTCATAATTATCTGCTCCAAACAGTCTAAATCTAGCCCCATTAGGAAAGTCGGCACGAAGCTCAGAAGTATTGTAAACAACACCTTCAACGTCTTGTGTATATTCTAACAGGTAGTCCCACGCTATTGCTTTGGCTTGGCGGTAGTATGGCGCGATGTAAGCAACCCTGACATTTTTGCGGTCTGTGGTTAGTGCCGTTTTAATTAAATCATTTATAGCCGCAACTGTTTTGCCAAACCTACGATGAGCAACAATAACAGCAAATCTTTCTTGGCGTTTATGAAAACTTTTTACTAGCTTTCGTGGGCGGTAGTTAATCGTCCTCGTCGTCATCGTCCAACCACTTATAAGCTATAATGTGTTCGCCAGTATCGCCTGCGCCCTCGATGCGTTGTGTTTCTTTCCACCCTGCTCTTGTTTTTAAATAAAATATTTGTGCGCCTAAATCACCTGTTCTTGCTTTTTGTATTAAATTTTGCGCTACAAATCCAACAGCCCTTGCTTTTCCCTTTTTATATAGTGCAGAAACCTCTTCATCCCTTTCTAATATATCAAAGAAAACACGCCTGCTTATACTGAAATAATCAGCTATTTGTTCAGTTGTTAAAACTGCCGCTAATGTTTCAACTTCACGCTTTTGCTCATCCGTTAAAACTATTTTTGGTCTACCGCCTAAATTTTTTTTATCTTCCATCTGGACATTCTTTACGTTTTTTTATATTATAGTTTACAAGCAATAAAGGAATTATTATGGATATTACATTTACAAACCCGCACGAACAGTTTTGCTATGAAACCGCTATAAAGTTTTCTGCTATTAGAGGTTACGGTGCTAAACGTACTAGACAAGAGTTTACTAGCGCAGAAGATGCTATGACTTATGCTAAAACCTTTGGCGATAACAAAACAATGATTTATGCTATTAACGACCTTGGCAACTTTGCCCATATTTTTAACGCATAATTTATTCATCATCGAAACCCGATAAGTCTACTTCTACTTCGCCACATTTTTCGGAGGCTACTCGGGGGTCGCCTTTTACAAATACTAACACGTTTTGATGTGTTTTACCTAGCTTTCTAGAAACTGAAAAACCTTTACCCGCTCTAAGAGGAAGGCTTCCGACCATAGTTACTAATATGGCTTCGTTATAAAATTTTAAACCACTATCCAAAAAAGCGTTTATAGTTTCGCCTACAAAATTATAGTAATAACCTTTTTTGTCTCTAACTTCGCCAACTACAAAACAAGCGAAAGCGTCATTATTTAATAAACTACAACTTTTTTCTATTATTTTTTTATAATTAACTAAAAAGCTATTGTAATCCATGTTAGATAAATCGTTTTTATCATCACTATAAACTTCTAAATCTACATAAGGGGGACAGCTAAAAATTAAGTCGGCTTTTACATCTTTAAAAGTTTTATTAATATTTATACTATCACCAATCTCCCAAATAGGTAAAAAGTTTTCGCAAATTAATTTAGATTGCTTTCTATTACTTTCTACCTGTTCAGACCGCAGTTCATGCCCAAAATAATTTTTTTCTAATTTACTGGCAATTATACCCCTTACACTACCACCCGCAAAAGGGTCAACGATATTGCCGTTTTTAGGACAAAACCACCTATAAACTAACTCGCAAAGAACTGGGTCAAAAACACTAGTGTTACTAATTTTCATACCCGCCATTTCAGCTATATTATTATTAAAGGTTAATTCTTCATCACGACCTTCTTCTGATTCTATTCCTAATTCTATCCATTTTTTCTTTCTATCTTGCCACCAACCGTCACGACTATTTAACACACTAAATGGCGGTGCTAAAAATTTATTGGTTAAATTACCCGCCCTATTTATTTCTTCTTCTTTTTCATCGAAAAGGTTACCAAGTTCATCTAAAGAAAAACCTGTTAATTCTAAATTAAAATTTAAATCAGTAAGTTCGTTAAATTCTACTTTAAGAAGTTCTTCATCCCAACCCGCATTTAAAGCTAATTTATTATCAGCTATGACGTATGCTTTTTTTTGCGCTTCAGTCCAATCATCGGCTTGAATACAAGGTACTTCTTTTAAATTTAATTTTTTAGCCGCTAAAAGTCTACCGTGACCCGCTATTATTTCATTTTGTGCATCGACTAAGATAGGGTTGGTAAAACCCCATTCTTTTATACTTGAAGCTATCTGTGTAATTTGTTCGTCGCTATGAGTTCGACTATTTCTAGCATACGGTATAAGCGTTTCTATGTTTCTTCGCTCTACCTTATCAGCAGGCCAAGACCGTCCATCGTGCATGGGTGCGCCCTTTCTGTTGTTTTATATTATACCTAAAAAAATCCCCCGCGCAAGGCGAGGGAAGTTGGCGAGGTAATTCAGTCCGTAAAAAAGCAGTATATAGCGGAAC